CTCGCTTGAAACTGACGCGCGTATCACTCGCGATTGACACGACGACCGCCGGCGCCGGCGTGCAAGTCGTCGACATTGAAGGCACGACGACGATTTCGGGCGACCTGGTTTCGACCCGCGTGAAGCTCACGAACGGGGGCGCGGCATGAGCGCGACGCCGATCGACCTGTCGCGCTTGGAATCGCCCGATGTTGTCGAAACGATCGATTACGAGACGATCCTCGCGGCCCGCAAGGCGCGGCTCGTGTCTCTGTACCCTGCCGATCAACAAGCCGAAGTTGCTGCGGCCCTCGCGCTCGAATCCGAGCCGATGAACATTCTTTTGCAAGAGAACGCTTATCGCGAAGTCGTCTTTCGTCAACGCGTCAACGATGCCGCGCGCTCTGTGATGCTGGCCTATGCGACCGATAAGAACCTCGAACACCTCGCCGCATTTTTCGGAATCTCACGGCTCACGATCGTAGAACCGGACCCCGAGAACGATATCGAGGGCGAGTACGAAAGCAACACCGACTTGCGCAAGCGCACGCAGCTCGCACCGCAAGGCTATTCCGTTGCCGGCCCCGAGGGCGCCTATATCTCGCACGCGTTGAACGCTGACGGCCGCGTGCTCGATGCGACCGCCACAAGCCCCGCGCCGTGCCAGGTAGTCGTTACGGTCCTGTCGCGCCTCGGCGACGGCACGCCCACGCAAGACCTGATCGACAAGGTAACGCTTGCTCTCCAGGCCGACAACGTGCGCCCGCTTACCGATGAAGTGCTCGTGCAGGGCGCCCAGGTGATCCGCTACGCGATCCGCGCGACGCTCAAGTTTTTCGCCGGCCCCGATCGCGCCGTCGCGCTCGCCGAGGCGCAAAAGCGCACGGCCGCATACACCGACGAAATGCACCGCCTCGGAATGGAAGTCACGTTAGACGGCCTTTATGCGGCAATGCGCGCGCCAGGCGTTCAAAAAGTCATTCTCGACGAACCGGCCGCCGGCATCGCAGTAACGAAGGGCCAGGCCGCGTATTGCACCTCTATCGAGCTGGTCGACGGGGGCGTTTATGAGTGATCTGCTCGCCCCGAATTCGGCGCGCACCGAGCGCAATCTCGCGGCCGTGATGGCCGACGCGTGCGACGTGCCGACGCCGATCGCCGACTTGATGAACCCGGACACGATCCCGCTCGCGCTGCTGCCGTGGCTCGCCTGGCACGTCGGAATCGACGCATGGAAAAACTATTGGCCCGAGTCAGTGAAGCGCGCCCGCGTGAAAGCTGCTATTTCGATCGCCCGTAAAAACGGCACCGCTGCGGCCGTGCGCGAAGTCGTCGCCGCGTTCGGCGCAAACATCGCGCTGCGCGAATGGTTCGAGATGACCCCCCGAGGCGTGCCAGGAACGTTCGACGTAGTGATGACCGTGAGTAGTCGCGACGGCCAAGCCCCGACCGCTGCTTTCGTCGACGACATTCTCGCGGAGATCGACCGCACAAAGCCCGTGCGTGCTCACTACTCGTTCACCCAGGGTTTCGCGATGCAAGGCAAGCAAGGCGTCGCCGTCGCTGTGCGCCCCGCCCTTTATCGCCGTCTTTCTCTCTCGGATATCTGACACATGGCCGGAACACTCATTTACGTAACAGACGCGGGGCGCGCGGCGCTCGTCGCGCCTGGCAACACTGGCACGAACGCGCATCGCGTTGTCGAAATCGGCCTGGCAACCGCCCCTTTCAACGCTGCCGATAAGTCGCTCGTCGTGATGCCGAACGAGCGCAAGCGCATCACGACTTTCGCCGGCGAAAACGTCGCTTTCGACACTATCCATGTGACGTTGAAAGACGACACCGACGACCAATTCACGCTGTACGGGTTCGGCCTGTATCTCGAAAACGGCGTGCTCGCGGCCGTCTATAGCCAGGCGACCCCAATCATGGAAAAGGCGCCGGCGGCAATGCTGCTGCTGTCGGCCGACGTGCAATTCGCGACGATCGACGCGGCGGCCCTGACGTTTGGCGATGCGTCATTCACGAACCCGCCGGCGACGACCGAGCGGCAAGGCGTGATCGAGCTGGCGACGCAAGATGAAGTCAACGCCGGCACCGACACCGTGCGCGCACTGACGCCCAAGACGGCCGCGAGCCGATACGCGGCACTCACGGGCGCCCGCTTCTCTGGCCCCGTGATCGTCGATAGCACGACGACCCTCGGCGCCGGCGCGAAACGGGTTATCGCATCAAGCGACGACACAACCGGCTATGTGTTCTCTGACGGAAACATGTATCTCGGCTCGCAAGCGCCGGCCGGCGTAACGCTGCTGATTGCCGGCAACAAGGAAGCGGCCCGCGTACTGCCGAGCGGGCGCGTGCTCGTCGGCTCGCTCGCCGATGACGGAATCGGCCTGGTGCAAGTCGCCGGCCTGATGACGGCACAAACGCCGGCGGCCGGCGACATATCGAAGCGCGTCGCGACAACCGAGTTTGTCGTCGCGGCGATCGCCTCGGCACTCGTCGGCGCGATCGTTTTCGAAGCGCGCACGAGCGCCCGCGCCGGCTTTCTGAAACTCAATGGTGCGGTTTTGAATCGCGCCGACTATCCGGCGCTTTGGGCCTATGCCCAGGCGAGCGGCGCCCTTGTATCGGAGGCGAGCTGGACCGCGAATAACTGGGGCTGTTTCTCGACCGGCAACGGCGCGACGACGTTTCGCTTGCCCGAGCTGCGCGGCGAATTCCTGCGTTGCTGGGACGACGGACGCGGCGCCGACACCGGGCGCGGAATCGGCACGTATCAAGGCTCGCAAAACGTATGGCACGCGCACGGCGCGAGCGCGGCGGCCGTGGGCGATCACGTTCATAGCGCATGGACCGATTCGCAAGGCTGGCACGGGCACCACGGCAACACGGCCGCGATCGGCGATCACCAACACGCACTTAACCAGTACGTGCCCCAATGGGCCAACCCCGACACCGATCGGGGCGTCGGGAATTTCTCGTATTTCTCGATCGATAGCTATGCCATGCCGTACACGACCTGGAACGGCGCACACGGCCACGTTTTCGACACTGACGGCGCCGGCACGCACGGCCATAACGTCGGCATCGGCGGCGCCGGCAACCACTCGCACACCATCACCGTCAACGGCGACGGCGGCAACGAAGCACGGCCGCGCAACCTCGCGTTGCTCGCCATGATCCGCGCTTACTAAGGACTCGACCATGTTGATTCATCAATACGACGCACAAACCGGCCAATACACGTCTAGCCGACTGGCCGACTCTGACCCGCTCAACCTCGGCCGCTGGCTTGTGCCTGCATTCAGCACCGCCGACGAGCTGCCGGCCCGCACGCCGCTTTCCTGGCCGTTCTATCTCGATGGCGCCTGGAAACTGTTGCCGGACTATCGCGGCCGGATGCTGTACCGCCAGGACACCGGCGACGCGGCCGAGATCCTCGTCGCCGGAACGACGCCGGCCGAGCACGGTTTGACCGACACGCCGCGCCCCTCGGACGAATACACCTGGCGCGATGGCGCCTGGCAAATCGATCCGACCGTGATCGCGCAGAAAGCCCGCGCGGCGGCAATGGGCGAGTTTGACGTGCGTATGTCGCACGCTCGGGCGATGAACGCGGGCAAGGCCGATGCGTATGCGGCCGGCCTGCTCTCGCGTGCCGAGGCGTACTACTTTCGCGCCTGGTCGGCGTATCAACTCGACCTGGTTCGCGCGATCCAGCACGAAGGGTTCCCCGATGCCGTGAGCTGGCCGAACGAACCGACGCCGTTCGAAGTCGCGAGCGCGCCGGCAATGGCCGAATACGAAACGCGTATGGCGAAGGCCGCGACGTTTATCGACGGCAAGGCCGACGCCTACGCGGCCCGCACGCTGACGCCCGAGGAACACTACAACTTTCAAGCCTGGTCGGCCTATGCCGAGCAATGCACGCGCGCGCTCGACCGCGACACCTTCCCGCGCGCTGTCGTATGGCCTGACGAACCGCCGGCATACGTGCCCCCGGTTTTCCCGGCCCCCGTGCTGCCCGAGGGCACCGAACCCGCGCCGGAAACCCCGGCCGATCCCGCGTAACGCCGCAAGCGTCGCGAGCTGCAACCCCGCCCCCTTCCCTGACCTCTTTTAACCAGGAACTCATATGGCAACTGATTTTCACCACGGCGTGCGCGTTATCGAAATCAACGGCGGCACGCGCCCGATTCGCACCGTCGCGACGGCCGTAATCGGCATCGTCGGCCACGCGTCGGACGCCGACGCAACGGCTTTCCCGCTCGACAAGCCCGTGCTTATCACCAACGTCGCGACGGCGATCGGCAAGGCCGGCGTGCAAGGCACGCTCGCGAAGGCGCTCAAGGGCATTTCCTGGCAAGCAAAGCCCGTTGTCGTCGTCGTGCGCGTCGCGCCTGGCATCGACGACGCGGCGACCACGAGCAACCTGATCGGCGCCGCGACGCCGCAAGGCCAACTCACCGGCATGCAAGCATTGCTCACGGCGCAATCGCAGCTCGGCGTTAAACCGCGCATCCTGGGCGTGCCTTTCGCCGATACGCAACCTGTCGCGATCGCCCTGGCGGCGCTCGCGCAAAAGCTGCGCGCGTTCGCTTACGTGAGCGCGAACGGGGCGCAAACGAAGGAGGAAGCGACGACCTATCGCCAGTCATTCAGCCAACGCGAAGTAATGGTGATCTGGCCGGAATTCCAGGCATGGGACACCGCCACGAACGCAACCGAAGAAATGTCGTCCGTTGCGATCGCGCTCGGCCTGCGCGCGAAGATCGACGAGGAAACCGGCTGGCACAAGACGCTTTCGAATGTCGGCGTGAATGGCGTTTCGGGTATCACGAAAAGCGTGTTTTGGGACTTGCAAGACCCCGCGACCGATGCCGGCTATCTGAACGAGCACGACGTGACGACGCTTATCAACGGCGGCACCGGCTTTCGTTTCTGGGGTTCGCATACGTGTTCCGACGACCCGCTTTTCATGTTCGAGAACTACACGCGCACCGCGCAAGTGCTCGCCGACACGATGGCCGAGGCGCACATGGTCTATGTCGACAAGCCGTTGCACCCGTCGCTCGTGCGCGACCTGATCGAATCGATCAACGCGAAGTTTCGCGAGCTGATTTCAAACGGCTATCTGATCGGCGGCTCGGCCTGGTACGACGAAAGCGCGAACGATGCCGATTCGCTCAAGGCCGGCAAGCTCGCGATCGATTACGACTACACGCCGGTTCCCCCGATCGAAAACTTGATGCTGCGCCAACGCATCACCGATCGTTACCTCGCCGATTTCGCCTCGCGCGTGCAGGCATAACAACGGCTTAACCAGGAGTAAGCACACATGGCATTGGCTAAGAAACTCAAGGCGTTCAATCTGTTCGAGGACGGCAACAACTACCGAGGCGAAATCGCTGAAGTGACGTTGCCGAAGCTCTCGCGCAAGATGGAGGCATATCGTTCGGGCGGCATGAATGGCCCCGTTGACGTCGACCAAGGGCAAGAAAGCATCATGCTCGAATGGACGGCCGGCGGCATCATGAAAACCACGCTCGGCAAATACGGCACGCTCAAGCACGACGGCGTGCAACTGCGGTTCGCCGGCGCCTACCAGGCCGAGGACGCAACGAAACCCGATGCCGTCGAAATCGTTGTGCGCGGTCGGCACAAAGAAATCGATATGGGCGGCGCCAAGCCTGGCGACGACACGGCTTTCAAAGTCTCCACGACGTGCAGCTATTACAAGCTGACGATCAACGGCGAGACGATCATCGAAATCGATCTGGTCAACATGGTCGAAATCGTGAATGGTGAGGACTTGCTCGCGAGCCTGCGCTCGGCGATCGGCCTGTAACGCTCCCTCTCAACGCCCTGCCCCGCTCGCCTGGTGACACGCCAGGCGAGCACCAACAAAACCCAACACCTGAACAGAGAAGAAAATGACCGAAGCCAACCCGAACACGATCACGCTCGATACCCCGATCAAACGCGGCGAACAAGAGATCACCGAAATCACCTTGCGCAAGCCGGCCGCCGGCGAGCTGCGCGGCACGTCGCTCAATGCCCTTGTCAATCTCGACGTTGACGCGCTCGGCAAGGTGTTGCCGCGCATCACGACGCCGACGCTCACCGAATTCGACGTGCGCGAAATGGACCCCGCCGACCTCGTGCAATTGGGGGTGGCGTTCGCATCTTTTTTGCTGCCGAAGCGGGCGAGCTAGAGCACGGCATACCCGACGAAGTAGAAGAAGCGATGGCCGATATCGCGACCGTCTTTCACTGGCCCCCGCCGACGATGGACGGTTTCACCTTGCGCGAATTGGCCGATTGGCGCGAGCGCGCGCGAATCCGAAGCGGAAACGAATGAACGATGGCGAACGATCTTAAATTGCGCGTGCTGTTCGATATGGTCGACGGCGCAACACGGCCGATTCGGAACATCCTGAACGGTAACAAGGGCCTGGCGAAGTCGCTGAAAGAGTCACGCGACGAACTCGGCAAGCTACAGAAAACGCAAAAGGACGTTGCCGCGTTTCGCGATATGCGCACCGGCCTGGCGGGCGCCTCGCGCAACATGCGCGACGCCCAGGCCCGCGTTTCGCAGCTCGCCGGCGAGATTAAGGCGAGCGATTCGCCTACGAAGGCAATGACCGCGGAGTTTGAGCGGGCGAAGCGATCGGCCGCCCAGCTCACGGCCGCGCACGACGCCCAGGCGAACAAGGTGCGCGAGCTGCGCACGCGCCTCACGGCCGCCGGCATCGATACGCGCAACCTGTCGCAACACGAGCGCGACTTGCGTTCGAGCATGGCCGCGACGATCGGCGTAATGACGACGCAGCAAAACAAGCTCGCCGAGCTGACCTCGCGCACGAAGCGACTCGCCGAGGCGCGCGAGAAAATGAACCGCACGAAGGAATTCGCCGGCTCGATGGCGGGCGCCGGCGCTAAAGCAATGGCCGGCGGCGCCGTTGTCGGCGCTGCGACGCTGGTTCCGATCGCGGCCTATGCGAAGGCCGAGGAATCGGCGACGCAGCTCTCTAGCGCGCTGATGCGCGCCGGCGGAGTCGTGCCCCCTGAATTCGAAAAGATCAACGCGCTCGCGATGAAACTCGGCGACCGGCTACCCGGTACAACGTCCGATTTTCAAGACATGATGACCATGTTGACGCGCCAGGGCATTAGCGCGCAATCGATCCTCGGCGGCATGGGCGAAGCGACCGCATATCTCGCCGTGCAGCTCAAGAAAACGCCGGCCGAGGCGGCCGAATTTACGGCCAAGCTACAGGACGCCACGCGCACGACCGAAAAAGATATGTTGTCGCTTACCGACGTGATTCAAAAGGCGTTCATGCTCGGCGTTGACGATAACAACATGCTCAACGGGTTCGCCAAGCTCGGCCCCGCGATGGACACCATCAAGCAAAAAGGCATCGAAGGCGCGAAGGCGCTCGCGCCGCTGCTGGTGATGGCCGATCAATCGGGCATGGAAGGAAGCGCGGCCGGCAACGCCTACCGGAAGGTGTTTCAACTCGGCATGGATGCGAAGAAAGTCGCGAAGGCAAACAAGGCCCTCGGCGGCGGCATGAAACTCGACTTTACGAACGGTAAAGGCGAATTCGGCGGCCTCGATAACATGTTCAAGCAATTCGACAAACTCAAGGGCCTGTCGACGCAAAAGCGCCTCGGCGTGACCAAAGAGATTTTCGGCGACGACGCTGAAACGCTCCAGGTTATTTCCCTGATGATCGAGAAAGGGAAAGCCGGCTATGAGGAAGTGCAAGGCAAGATGGCCGCACAAGCCTCGATGCAAGAGCGCGTCAATAAGCAACTCGGCACGCTGAAAAACCTATGGGAAGCGGCCGGCGGCACATTCACGAATGGCCTCGTTGCGTTCGGCGAAGCGATCGCACCGGAAATTAAAGGCGTCGTCGAATGGCTCGGCGATATGTCGCAACGCATGGGCGCGTTCGCGCGTGAAAACCCTCGCGTCGCGAATGCGCTGATGAAAACGGCCGCGATCCTGGCCGTATTGCTCACGGTCGGCGGCGGCATTACGGTAATGCTCGCCGGCGTACTGGCGCCGCTCGCAATCCTGCGTTTCAGTATGACCGCGCTCGGCATGCAAGGCGGCATCCTGGCGCGCGTGCTCGGCTTTGGCGCGACCGCGTTGCGCGCCGTAGGATCGGCCGCGATGTTCGTCGGCCGCGCGTTGCTGATGAACCCTATCGGCCTGGCAATCACCGCGATCGCGGTCGGCGCTTTCCTGATCTATCAGTATTGGGAGCCGATCAAGGCATTTTTCGGCGGCCTATGGGATAGCGTGCGCCAGGCGTTTTCCGGCGGCCTCGCCGGCGTCGCGCAGCTCATTCTCAACTGGTCCCCGATGGGCCTGTTTTACCAGGCGTTTGCGGCCGTGCTGCAATGGTTCGGCTTTGATATGCCGTCGAAGTTTTCGGAGTTTGGCGCGAACCTGATCGCCGGCCTCGTCAACGGCATCACCGGCGGCCTCGGCGCCGTGCAAGCGGCAATCACCAACGTCGCGAGCAACACCGTCGATTGGTTCAAGGAAAAGCTCGGCATTCATAGCCCGTCGCGCGTGTTCGGCGAGCTGGGCGGATTCATCACCCAGGGCGCGGCGATCGGCATGGAAGGCGAGCAAGGGCGCATTGCAAAAGCTGCGGTCGGCCTGGCGACGCTCGCGGCGACCTCGTTCGCGGCACCTGGCGCGGCAAATGCGGCCGGCATGCCGCTCGGCGGCCCTGGCGTACCCATTGATACCCGACCGCCGATCGCGGCCCGCCAGGCGCCCGGAAATTCGGCCGGCGGGGCATCGGCGGCCGGCGGCGATACGTACATTTTCAACATCACCGGCGGCGACGCGAAGGCGATCGGCGATCAAATTCGCGCCGAGCTGCAAAAGATCGAGCGCGAGAAGCGATCGCGCCTCGGCTCGCGCCTGTCGGATTGAACGGAGAAATAAAGATGCTGGCATCACTCGGGCAATTCGTTTTCAGTCTGTCGGACCTGGCTTTTAGCGAGCTGCAACGGCGCACGAGCTGGAAGCACGCGAGCACGTCGCGCGTCGGCGGGCGCAATGCGCGGCAATTCACCGGCGCCGGCGACGATGCGATCACGTTGACCGGCTGGTTTGCGCCCGATCAACTCGGCGGCAAGCTGTCGTCGCTTACCGAGCTGCGCACGATGGGCGACGCCGGCGACGCTTACGTGCTCGTCGACGGCGCCGGCTCTGTCTATGGCGCCTTTGTGATCGAAGGACTCGACGAAGGGCAAACGCTGCACGCGAAGGACGGAACGCCGCGCCGTGTCGAATTCACGTTGAGCCTAATGCGCGTCGACGATGGACTCGTGAAAACGAAGGCGAACACGACGAAGGGCGAAACGGCATGAAGCAACCGAAGCCCGAATATCAAATCACGCTCGACGGCCGCGACCTCACGAGCAAGATCGCCCCGCGCCTCATTTCGCTGTCGCTGTCCGAATCGCGATCGGACGAAGCCGACACGCTCGATATCACGCTCGACGATTCCGAGGGATTGCTCGCGATCCCCGCGCGCGGCGCCGTGCTGCGCGTTGCGTTCGGCTGGTCCGATACCGGCATCGTCGACAAAGGAAGTTTCACGGTCGACGAAGTTGAACATAGCGGCGCCCCGGATATCCTCACCATTCGGGCGCGGTCGGCCTCGATGACAAAGGAAATGGGCGAGCGCATCGAACGGAGCTGGCACGGCGAGACAATCGGCGCGATCGTTCGCAAGATCGCCGGCAAGCACGGCCTCAAGCCGGCGATCGCCGACGCCCTGGCGAAAGTCGCGATTGCTCATATCGATCAAACGCACGAGTCGGATATGTCGTTTCTCACGCGCCTAGCGAAGCGTTACGACGCCGTGATGAACGTGAAAGACACGCACTTGCTCTTTATGCCGATCGGGCACGGCACGACCGCAAAGGGCACGAAACTCGAATCGATCGAGCTGACGAGAAAGGACGGCGACCAACACCGCTATCACATCGCAGAGCGCGAGAACTATGCCGGCGTGCGTGCGAACTACCACGGCACCGGCCGCAAGAAACGCGAGTCTGTCGTCGTCGGCGGCGAAAGCAATCACAACATCAAAGTATTGCCCGAGACGTATGCGACCGAGGCGGACGCACGCGCGGCGGCAACGGCCGAATTCAATCGCACGAAACGCAGTCAAGCAACGATGGATTACACGCTCGCGCTCGGCCGCCCCGACCTGTACCCCGAGATTCCCGTCTATCTCAACGGGTTCAAGCCCGATATCGACGCGCAATCCTGGCTCGCAAAGAAGGTAAAGCACACGATCGGCGACGGCGGATACACGACCGCGCTCGAGCTGGAGACGCGCGACGATCCGACGAGCGACCGGCACCGCTCACACTTTCGCAAGGGCGGGCAATAAACGACCGTTTTCGTTACTGTTCGGGTTTGGGGCGTTCGACGCCCCTTTTTTTCGCCCATACCGTAAAGAAACCTCGTAAAATAATCAAAGTAACGAAAACCCCCGCGACTCGGGTTTATTGACTCTGAGAGAAAAACATGCGATCGACTCAACACCTAATCCTTATGGCGTGCTCGGCAACGAAGGCCGCGACGGCGGCGCCCGCGCTCGATCTTTACCAGGGCGTCATGTATTCGACCTTTCGCGCCAACGCGCCCGCCACGCGGCCGGCCGTCGTGATCCTGTCGGCGAAGCATGGGTTTCTGCCGGCCGATCAAATCACCGAGCCTTACGAGCAACGTATGACCGAGGCGCGCGCCGACGAAATGCTCGCCGAGCTGCCGGATTTCGACGCGATCGAATGGCCCTCGGACGTGCGCGCGATCTTTCTCGCCGGCGGCAAGACATACCGGCGCGTAATGCGCGCGGCGATCAAGCGGCGCATTGAACTCGGCATGATGCCGGCCGACGTAGCGATCACTCAAACGGCCGGCGGCATCGGCTACCAACGCGCGCAGCTCGGCGGATATCTGCGCGCTATGGGGGCATGCGATGCGCAATGAAACCCCTGCATGGTTCGCTGTCGACCCCGAGGCAATGAGGCGCGACCTGTACATCGGCACATTCGAGCCGACGCCTCGCACGCAGCTCGACGAGCTGGCCGCCGAGTATCACGAGCGATGCGAGACATACGATCGACGCGTATGCACTGGCCCGATAGTGCGCGGCTCGATCGCGCCGGCAAACCCTCGCGAGCTGCTGCTCATCAATAGGCATGCAATCGCGGTATTGCGCGAGCTGCGAAGCCGCGCCGAGCTGCACGGCTTTTCACCGATTCAACTTTTCAAAGCGATCCACAACCATGCGTGATCCGGCTGACAAGGCAACGCTCGATATCGTGACCGGCGGCATGCGCATCGGCTATGCGCGCGTTTCGACGGTCGATCAAAACTTAGAGCTGCAACGCGACGCGCTCGCGCGAGCTGGTTGCGTGCAGGTATATGAGGAAAAGGCGAGCGGCAAGGCGAAGGCCGGCCGGCCCGAGCTGGCGAACATGATGCGCGCGTTACGCAAGGGCGACACGCTGATCGTTTGGCGCCTCGATCGCCTCGGCCGATCGCTTGTCGACCTGGTGCAAATCGTCGACGAGCTGGCCGCGCGTGGCGTCGCGTTCGAAAGCCTCTCGGAAAAGATCGACACGAGCACCGCGCAAGGCCGCATGTTTTTCGGCTTTATGGCCGCTATGGCGCAATACCAACGCGACGTGATAAGCGAGAACACGAAGGCCGGTTTAGAAGCATCGAAGGCACGCGGGCGCTCGGGCGGGCGCCCTGCCAAGCTCGACGACAAGGCGATCGCCGAAATACGCGTGCTGCGCGCAAGCCCTGACATATCGATGGCGAGCATCGCGAAGCGCTACGGCGTAAGCAAGCCGACGCTTTACAACGCTCTCGAACGGGCATCGAAAAAAGAGCTAGAAAAAGCAAAACCGGCGCGCAAGAAAGCTACCGCACGCGCCGTAAATGCCCGAAGCAATACCCGATGAAATCTAGGGCGTCGGCCTGGTCGGCGCTTACCACTTCATTTTCATAGTTCGGGTTATCACATAGCAGGTGCAACGCGCCCCCGTGCATGCGTTGCACTCGCCGCAAGCGAAGGCTCTCGCCGACTCGCAAAACAAACACGCCGTCTAGGTCGCGCGGCCGGCGATCGACGAACACGACATCGCCGTCGGCAATCGTCGGCGACATACAGTTACCCGGAATGCGCATCGCCACGGTATCAGGGATGCTCACGCCCTCGCCCTCGATCCACGCTTGCGGCATGCGCATCGAACATTGCGCGATTTCTCCCTCGATAAAGCTCGGCATATCAAACGCGGGTATCTCGACGTACTGACTATCGGGCAACACAAGCCCCTCGGGGTGTAGGTCTAACTCGGGTTCCTCGATCCCAGGCACGCCGCGCCCGAGCACCAACCAATCGAGACTGACCCCATGTTTTTCCGCGATCGTCATGCACTCGGCGAACGGTATTCGATCGCGAATTTTCCATACGGCCGTTGTGCTGCGCGATGCACCTAATGACTCGGCCAATTCAACATCTTTTGTAACGCCGACTACCTCTTTCATTCTGTCGACGATGGCTTGAACAAGCGCCTTTTTGTGTTCCATTTCGGCCTATTAAGGTTACAAATTTGTATGTTTGTTAGCGTACAGTAAGGTATATAATTACAGCTAGTAACACCTGGAAACTAACTGTTACAACCTGTAAACCCATATGCCAACACTTAACACCTCTCTCCCAACCGCCAAGCGCGTTCCGATCCCGCTTAATGGCGACGAAATCGACACGCTTCAAAAGCTCGCCGCATCCGATCAACGACCCGTTTCGGCAATGGCCCGGATTATCTACCTCGCCGGACTTGAGCAATATGCCGCAAAACACATTAAGAACGGCCGTCGTAAATAGTTGTATTTACCGTGAAGGATTAAGGCCGGGGGCGGATTCCTTATTTCTGAACGGGTATAGACACCATGCGAATCACTCTGAGCTGTCCACATTGCCGAAGCCGCGTTATCGCTCGCACTTCTCGCGAGCTGACGACGACGATGCGCGAAATCGTGTTTGTCTGCGTTGACTACACATGCGGGCATACGTTCGTCGCGAATCTCGAAGCCGTGCGAACGCTGTCGCCGAGCGCCAAGCCGAACCCGGCTATCGGCTTGCCTTTGTCGCCACACGTCAAAGAACGCGTGATGAAGCAACTTCAATTGTTGGACTGAGAGACAACCGAAGGAAAGACCATGAGCACCGATAAAAACCTGCATTACCTGGCCCTCGCCTTTCTGGCCGAACACCAAGGCGCACACCTGGATCACGACCGCACCTTGCTCGTTACGCGATGCGTTGCGCACCTGATCGAAACGTGCATGGTTTCGAGCCGTGAGGCGGAAGTGTCCACGCTGCAAGCGCTCGGCGAATACGATTCGCGCAAGTGCGCCGCGTATGTCGATATGGGCCTCACGACGAGCCACGCCGTTTTCATCCGTGACCCTCGCACGGCACGCATTCGCGTGTTCACCGTTGCCGAGCTGGTCGACCTGGTGAAAACGCCGGCGCTTTCGAGCCTGCCCGTACCGAGCACCCGCACCATGCTCGCGAACGGCGTCGCCGAACCACTCTCGCACTAAAACTCCCCTGCATTCCGAAGGCCCTGCCGCGCTCGCCCGAGCTGCGGCCGGGATGACTCACGCCTAAAAAACGCGAAAGACCCAAATACGATGGCCTCAATCGAAGAACTCAAACGCCGTATCGATCTGCACGACCTGGCCGAACGCCTCGGCATCAAGAAGGGCAAAGGCGGCGACAAGGCGAACTATCATTCGCCGCACAGCAAGGATGCAAACCCGTCGCTGTCGATCTATCCCGCCCTGCCGGCGATCGGCACCGGCTGGAAAGATCATTCCGCCAACAAGGGCGGCTCGTGCATCGACCTGGTGATACACGTTCAAGGCGGCGACGTTGCCGAGGCAATGCGCTATCTGCACGACGAGTATTCGATCCCCCGCGATCGCATCGACGCGCCCGCCGAGACGCGCCCGAAAACGGCCGTCGACTACATCGGCGAGAAAGCGATCGACAACCGCGAGAAAGTGCGCGACTACCTGAAATCGCGCGGCATCACCGACGCGGCGATCGATACGGCTTTGAAGTGCAAGACGGTCGGCTTTAACGACTGGACAAGCCCGAAGAAACCCGCCGGCGAAGTCGGCCACGGCGGCCCCGCTGCCGTGTTCCTCGTTCATGCTATGAACGCCGGCCCGCTTGTCGCCGTTGACATGCGTTACATCGATCCCGCCCTCAATGGTGGCGTCAAGACTCAAACGCAAGGCGAGAAAGACGGCCACGGATGGACGGCAAACCCGCGCAAGCTCGCCGGCGCAAAGCGCGTTGTGATCGTCGAAAGCGCGATCAATGCGCTCTCGATCGACTCGTGCGAAATCCCGTACACGGCGGCCTTTGCGATTCGAGGCGTCGGCAACGTCCACAACATCGATTTTTCGTTTCTGCGCGAAAAGCAAGTCGTGATCTGCATGGATAACGACGACCCGATCAAGGAAGGCCCGCGCAAGGGCGAACGCCCAGGCCCCGACGCTGCATGTGCTCTCTATGAGCGTCTTACCGCGTTGAACATTGCCGCGATCCTGGTCGACCAGGGCGATTGGGTTCGCGACCTCGCAAACGGCGCGACAAAGAACACCGAATCGATCAACGATGCTAACGACTATCTGCAACTGCACGGCGCGGCCGAGCTGGCGAAGGCGATCGATAACTATGAGCCGTGGCTCATTCCCGGCATGCCTGGCGTTATGGAACACAAGCGCGGCCCCGCGCGCGTGCATTTGCCGCAACCCGATTTCGCGCAGTATTGGCGCTATCGCTCGCGCGTCGACTTTGCGAGCTACATCGCAAAGGCCGGCGACGGCGAAGAAGAAAAGCCGACTTACATCGATATGGCCGGCTTTCGCGTCGCATCGTTTAGCCGCGTGTCTGTCGCGAGCGCATCGGCAACGATGACCGGCGATCCTGACAACTCACCGACCGACTATTTCGCCGTCACGGTTCAAACGCCCCGCCACGGCGCCAAGCTCACGCGCGCCGTGCTGCAAGACAAGCAAGTGCATAACCTCACCGTCTGGAATCAGTTTGGCCCGATCTGGGAGCCGAAACGTTTTTCGCGCATGGTGACGATTCTCGAACGCACGGCACACCTCGGCGCACGCAAGGCCGCGAACTATGTCGGCCTGGCCTGGCGCGACGGCCGGCTCGTCGTGAATGAAGGCCCCGACTGCTATTTCACGAACGCCGAGCAACAATGTCCGTATCACAATCTCACGTTCCCGAGCGGCACCGCATCGGACGCCGCGCGCGTGCTCGGCAAGTATCAAGAGACGTTCAAGCAAAACGCGGCCTCTATGGCGCTCGTATGGGGCCTGGGCGGGCACCTGAAAGCGTTGCTCGGGTTCTGGCCGCACATGATGATGCAAGCCGATAAGAGCGCGGGTAAGTCGACGCTGATTAAGGCGCTCGAACGCACGATCGGCTTTACGATGTTCTCGGGGCAATCGCTGCAAACCGAGTTTCGTTTGCTCACGAGCATTAGCCACACGTCGCACCCTGTCGGATGGGAAGAACTGAGCGCGCGAAAGCAAGACGTGATCGATAAAGCGGTCGGCCTGCTGCAAGAAAACTATCAATACACGATCACGAAACGCGGTTCGGAAATGACCGAGTATGTTCTCTCGGCGCCCGTGCTGCTCGCTGGTGAGGACGTGCCCGTTAAGTCTCTGCACGGCAAGCTCTGCCGCACCAACCTCACGGCCAAGAAAGGCCCGATGTTGCCGCGTGATCTGCCGCGTTTCCCGGTTCGGCAATGGCTGCAATATCTCGCCGAGCTGGACAAAAACGCCGTGCTCACGAAATACGACGAGCTGCGCGCCTGGTGTTTGCGCAAGAGCTGCGCGAGCGACGACGACGAAGGCGGAAAGCGTATGGCCGGCAACTATGCCGCGATGCTGCTGGCCTGGGGTTATCTGTGCGATTTCGCCGGCATGCCGACCAACGCCGGCAACTTCGCCGACGACCTGGTAAGCGAAATGAACCGGCACATTAGCGAGACGACCGCCGAGCGCTCGCCCTGGGTTTGGATTCTCGAAAGCGCGTTGTCTGAGATCGACGCGGGCAACTTCAAACACCCGCACAAATTCGACGACGTTGACGGCGAAGATTGCTTGCTCGTGCGCCCCGCTCACATCATGGATCACATTTCCGGCGCGACGAGCCTGCGCGACAAATGGAACGCGTTGCCGGTTAAAACGCCGGCCGTGTTCCGTCGCCAGCTCGTCGCCGCCGGCGTCACGGTCGGCGAGAAAGAAATCGAGCGCACGATCCACATGAAGCGCGTCGCACACCTCACGCCGCTGTCGCTCAAGGCCCTGTCGTCGTTCGGCCTGTCTGTCGGCCGGCGCCTCGATCACGTACACGAAAACCCGTGAGGCGAAGGCATGCGCATCGATACCGTGCAACTCGCCGTGATGCTGCCGCGTAACCCTGTTTTCAGGGAATGGGTTACGACCTTTACGGACGACACCGAAACCGTTAGCGAAGATCAAGCCGTGCGCTTTGTTCGCATCGTCTGCGAGATTGAATCGCGCGCCGAGCTGGCGACGAACCCCGAAGCCGAGCGGCGCTTTCACGAGCTGTTACGCCGCAACTTTCTCGCCTGGCGCGACGGCCGGCACCGCAAGCAATGAGAAGGCCGCCGGCGCGCTCGACGCCGGCGCCCGACGCTACCCCTGCCCTACCCGATCCGACCGCATGGCGGCCGATCTGACGAACCCAGGACTTAGAAAAGATGAACCTCGGACCCAAGCCCCGCACCGGCGACAAAGTGCTCGAACTGCTGCGCGATATCGGCCCCATGAGCGCGCGCGAAATCGCCGACTTTCTCGGCGTGCGGATTCAAAACATCCATAGCGCGATAACCGTGATGCGCGACAACGAAGCGAAAGGCGAACCGCGCCGGCTGTACGTGAAAGATTGGGAGTTTCCATCGCGCCCGAATGGCGGCCGTGAAAACGCCGTATGGGCGCTCGGCACGAAGAAAGACAAGCGCCGGCCGGCGCGCGATCGCAGCGTCGCCGGCCGGCGCTACCGGGACAAGCAAGCGGCGATCGACCAGGCGAAGCGCATCGGCACCCAGGCCGCCGGCAATCCGTTCGGCCTGGTGATCGCGCAGCTCGCCGGCGCGGCCCGAGAAACGGCCGCCAGGGCGTTCTAAGGCGCCGGCCGATACCAACGCCCCGCCCTACCCTTTCCGGCCGCCTGGCGGCCTCAATTTGATCTGGATTCCGCCATGAAATACCGCGACGCTTTGCGCTATACCTCGCACCGCATTTTCTTTTCGCTGATCGACCGCGGACTTTGGCGCGACCTCGGATTCGCTCTTAGCGAGCTGGCCCGCACGCTTTCGGCGATCGCTGTACTCGCCGCGTCGCTCGTGCTGTTCCCGCTGTTTGCCTTGCTGCTGGCCGTTGTCGTCTTTTCCGACAATCGCCGCACGGCCGGTTCCCGCGAGCACGAGCCTCAAGCCGTGAAAGAATCCGACCCATTGAATCAGCCATGAAAAAGGCCGCCAGGCGATCAACGCCGGCGGCCTCACCTAATACCCCCTGCCTTACCGTTTCGGCCGCCTCGTGCGGCCTTTTTTTTGCCCCTGCCTAGCCTCGATACTGCCAACGCTCGACGAGTGCGCGCGTATCGTCCCAACCTAGCCGCGCGATCGCCTCGACGATGTTGTAACCGGCCGGCGCCAAATCCATTCGATTAGACGCGAGCGCGCAATACATGCGCTCGCCTGTCGACAATCCCCCGAGTGCATCGTCGTGACCGTTGCGCACCGCCTCGGCGAGTGAGTCAAGGTGATCGAGCTGCGATTTCGTCATTCCCATTTTTCAAGACCTCGCACAGTTATCGTTCGAGCCAACCGATCGACTCGACACAAATCAATTCATCGTCGACGCGACACGTATCGCTTGCGTCGGCTATCACTTCCCACGCCGACGCGCCCGCTAGTTCGAGCGCCGCGAAGATCAACATAACGGCGGCGGCGACTCTCATTCGCGCGGCCCGATCATCGCGCATCCTCGCCGTCAACGAAGCGCGACAACGCGAGCGCGACCGCTGCCGCTCGACTTAGGCCGAGCCGTTCGGCCGCGTTGTCGACGCGCGCCAGGAGCGCCGGCGCAATGGTCAAGCTGATCGCCTGCTTTCGTGAGCTGGCCGCCGGCGTTGCGGCCGGCGCCCTCGTCGGAGCGGGCGAGACTGCCGGCGCCGGCGCGGCGCCCTGCCCCTTGGCATCGGGCGCACCCGAAATAAACGTGTCGGCGTCAAGCCTCGGGGGGCGTTTGGTAAGTGCCATGATATTTCCTTAGTATCGATTCGATATTGCTTTGATATTACTTTGCGATCGCCTCGATATTCAACAAGGCGTTTTTCAGCCTGTCTATCTCGGCGCATGCGACCGTGTTGCGCCGTTTCATTTCCTCAACGTGCAGGCCGGCGCCGCTCGCGTCGGCGAACACCTTGCGATTAGTCACAAGCACATCGAGCAATGAAAGCGCCGGATAGTCGGCCAACGCTGCGGCGGCCTCGCGGTTCTCCGACCCTTGCGAGTCGGCCTTATTCACGAACGCGAACGCATGAAGATCGGCGACCGATCGCGATTCCGTCACCAAGTCGGACATATCCTGTAGCGCCCACACATCGAACGAGCGCGGCGCGAACGGTATCAACACGGCATCGCTCACTGTGAGGGCGCCGCGCAACGCGGTCGAATCCCGGCCGCCGGCGTCGATCACAATGTGATCGTATGCGCCCCGCTGCTGCATGATCTGCGCGCGAAGCGTCGGCCCGTCGTCATACGCGGCGGCGGCGATCATCGGCCGGCCGGTTTCCGAACGCGCCGTGATCGCGCCGAGCGCGGTTCGCTGGCGATCGCCGTCGACCAACCACACGCGCGCACCGTCAAGCGCCAGGCCGATCGCTAGTTGCAATGCGATCGTCGACTTGCCGACGCCCCCTTTCGTATTGCCTACCGTAAAAATCATTTGCCGCCCCTTATGGAAAGTTACCATCACGTCGATATATGGTTGATATCAACTTGCTATAGATACGATACCAACTGAATACCGATTATATGTTCATAGCAACTTGATATCAAGTGCATATCAACGGCCCCGATCGAGCGGAGTAGGGCGGGGCGGCCGGCGCCGGCGCCCGCGTCGCTCGGGTTCCGATCGAGTAGGGCGGCCGGCGCCGTTCGAGCTGGTCGACGTGCGGCGCCCGCGATCGCCGGCCGGCCGCCGGCCTGGTGAAGCGTCGTTCTCACCTGAGAGAAACACCGTTCGCACGTTGCCGCGATCGCGTCGGCCGCCGGCGATCCTGGCCGCCCTCGATCGCCGCGCGCAGCTCGTCGACGGCCGGCCGAAGATCCCGAAAACGGCGGCCGAGGCGATGGCGATCGAGCGCCAGGCCGGCCGGCGCCGATTCTCGCTAGACCCAGGGGGGCATGTTCTAAAACCCGTGGATTTCGGCCCGCTTTGCGCCTAAGTCGTTGATTATCGTAAAGAACATATCCACGGCCGCCCCCTGTTTTTCCACGGGTTAGCCCCGTTTCTACACGGCACCGTTTCGCCGCGCATTACTCTCTCTCTCTCTTAAATTATTGAAAAGAAAGAAAGAAAGAGCATTGAAGGGAAAAAGCGCGCGCCCACAGGCAAAGGCTAGGTTTCCTCGGGTTTCGCAACTGCCTATTTTTTAATCCACGGATTCCACACGTAAAAAACCCCTCATCCGTGGATGACCCGTGGACCGCAAACCCTTATAAACAAAGGCTCTGCGGTCGGCGCCCACGCTTTCCACGCATCCACGGCGAAAACGCCCCTACCCCCCCGACGAGCTGCCGGAAAGCCTCTTTTTCTGACGCCTAGACTTTGGCCGGCGTCGATCACCCGAAAACGCATCGAACGCGCATCAAAGCGCATCACCGCGACGCCCTCGAAAACCCGCCGAAGCCCTTGCGGCCTGGGCCTGGGCGCCGGATTCATGCACCGCATGAAAACAAGAGACCCAAGAAGCGCCCAGGCGCGGAGGGGTGACTGCGAAATTTCGGGGCGAAAGGCCGGTAAAACGGCCCTGGGCGCCTCGGCTCCCTCGGGGGCGGCCGTGCCCCTGCCGAACCCGTAGCGGCCCGCTGTAGGGCCTGGAAACGGCCCGCCAACGCTGTTCGAGGCGATAGGGCGGGGCGCCCCCCTTGCTGCTAAACCTTTGGGCCTGGGTGAATCACAGGTGCATCGGCATGGATCGCACGCGATCCGGCTTGAGCGGTCGGCATGGCGCGCGAAGCGCGACGGGGCGAGCGCGATTTATGCCGGCCTTAGCGTTTGGCGCGGCCTGCCGCGCTGAACGGTTAGGCCATAGCCCCGCCGGCTTTCAATGCTCGATGGTTTGTTGAGTGAGTGGCGTGCGTGCTCGATGCGCTGCCCGTGAGCTGGTGCGCGTGCTGCGCGATGGACGCGCCAACGAGCGCGGCCTCGTTCGTCTGGATAGGGGGTTATCGTCAAGCGACGCGCGAAGCGCGGACTTGTGCTGTTCGCCCCTCACGGGGCGGAGCGCGAAGCGCGGGGGGTGGTTTTCTATCGGGCGCGGCGATTTCGCTGAGTTATCCCCAGGCGGGGCGCCTGGCTCTTTTTAGAAAGATTTTTAAAACCTTTTTAAAAACCTTTTTAGGCTCCTGCTCGGCCTTGCCTGGCGTGCCTTTGCGGCCCGCTATCCTGACATTTTCGTGGCTCCAATCTGACATTTTCGTGGTAGTTCTCGGGCGTTTTCGTGGTGAGTCTGACATTTTCGTGGTTGCTGCCTACGCTTTGAGCACCGCGCCGAGGCGTTGACGCACCCGTGCTTTCTGACATACATTTGCGTCTGTCAGAATAACCACGAAAAAGTCAGAATGAGCGACGCCCTCGAACAACTCGACCCGAACCCGCACGACCAAAGCGTCGTAATCAGAAACGAACTCGTGCGCCGCGTGCAGCGCATGAAGCTCTCGGAAAAACGGCTGCTCGCGCTGGCGATCGCCAAGATCAACCCGAAGCCGAAAATTCTGTTGCATCAAGCGATGGCGGTCGATCCGCAAACGGGCGTTGCACCCGGCTTTAGCGTGCGTGTCACGGCTCAAGAATTCATGGAGGCTTACCCCCAAGTCGACGCGAAGCACGCCTATAGCGACCTGAAAGAAGCGGCCGAAAACCTGTTCGAGTGCCGTGTCGAATGGGATACCGAGGAAACGGAGCGGGGCAAGAAAAAGCCCGTGCGAAAGAGTGTTCGCTGGATTTACGAAAAGACCGACACCACGGCGGCCGGATGGGTGGAAATCAAGTTTTCGCCGAGCATCGCGCCTTACCTGCTCGGCATCGAAAAGGAATTCACGAAATACAAGCTCAAGCTCGCGGCCGATCTGCGATCGGTCTATAGCTGGCGGCTGCTGGAAATCCTCGCGCAGTATCGCAAGACCGGCCTCGTTACGATTCGATACGACGAATTCTGTGAGGCAATGGGCGCCCCTGAAAGCTGCGTAAAGGACGCCGGCCAACTGCGGCGCCGCGTGATCGAACCGGCCGTGAAAGAGCTGACGGAAAAAAACGGCATGGCGATCGAATGGGAAGGCACCACGCCGGCCGGCCGAAAGATCACAGGCTTTCGATTCACTTTCAAACCCGACCCGCAAGGGCGTCTATTCTGACGCCTAATAATCGCGTCAGTCTCACCACGTTTTTGTCAGAATGGGACACGACCGCAAACATGTCCGAATAGGCGGCCCGCGAACCCATACGTAGCGCGGCGCCAATCATCAACCGCAAAAATGTCCGAATAGCCGACCTATCCGGCCGCTCAAAACAAGACGCCAGGCCCCCGCACTGCGGAGCCTGGCGTTTGTCATTGGCGAGTAGGGCGGGGCGATCCTGGCGGCCTATGCGGCTTTCTTGATGCCGTAGGGATTGAACCGCACAACCTCGTCGCCGAGCCATTCATTAAGCTGCATGAAGCGCCTTTGCAGGGGTTCGATTTCGTTCGCACCGAACACCTCGGCCGCCGTGTCGGCCGCGCCGAAACCGCCGGTATTGCTCGGCACGATCCCCATGAGCTGCGGCGGGATGCGATGCGCGGCGAGCAAGTCGTCGCGCGTGACATTCTTGATGTTGAAAAACTCGTCTTTCGCAGTGACCTCGGAAACCGGAATGAGCTGTATGCCGTCTTTCTTGCCGGCCGGCGCGTACATGAAAAGGTTTCGGAAATTGCCTGGCCCCTTGCTGTTTTTCAACGCCTCGCGAAGTTTGTCGACATCCTCTTGCGATTGCGCCGCGTCTGTCATGTACAGAATAAAGCCGGCGTGCGAACCGTTCTCGTAATACCGCCGGCGAAAGAGCGTCGCCGATTCATTCAACCAGGCCGCGTGCAGGGCGCCGAGATATTCCGGCAAGCCGTACACCTCCTGGTTAATGTCCGGTTCCATCAAGTGATAGATCACACCGGCATCGAACTCGTGTTCGACCTGCCAACCGTTGACCTGGTAATAGCCGAGCAAGTCGACCGAGCGGCGCACGTATTTCGCCGGCGCGCGTTTGAGCGGCAAGCGGCTGTTAAGCCTGCTTTTCGGCGCCTCGATCGGGGCATTACCGAACACCAGGAAATCGAGCGCCCACTTGCCGAACTCGTCGCGCGAAAGCAACTTGTGCGGAATGAACGTCGACGCGAGCACGTTGCGTTTGAAGTAGATAGCCGAGCTGTGATGGACGCCGGCGCGAAAGGTTTTCGCCAGGCCCGAGAATGACACCGGCGGCTCGAACCATTTGCCGGCCGACCACGTTTCGACGTAATCGAGAATTTCGGGGCGATCCATCACCGGGATAGGATCGCCGAAGGTGAAAGCCTCGGCTCTCGCCGGCGCGGCCGGCGTCGGCTGCTCGATGCTGTTTTGTCGCTTGCTCACGTTGAAAACTCCATAAAGCCGGTATTGTTGAAAGTCGCACCCTCAAGCGGTTCATTGCCGAGCGCGTGCAGGCACGCCCAGGCCAAATCCGCATGGCCCGTTTCCTCGTTGCGGCTCGCCTCATACGTGACCCGCTTTCCGCTCGGCGTCATGGTTTTACGGATTGCCATAAACGATTGCGCCAAGTCAGTCCAACCGGCATCGAATTCAAGCCGGCCCTTGCCGATCACCGACAAGCCTTTGAGCACGAGACGGCCTTTAACCTCGGGCGAGTAGTTGAGCGCGACCGCGCTCGGATAGAACTGTTTGACGATCTGATAGACGCCCTGGCCGATGCCTGTCGTATCGATCGCCATATAGGCGACGCTGTATTGCTCTGTGACCTTGCGAATCGCCTCGGCCTGGGCCTCGAAATCCATGCCGCGCCATTGGGACTTGTGCAACACGCGGAACTTGCCACCAGGCACCGCCGGCGGGGCGACGACGATCAAGCCGGCCGAGTCGCCGGAAAGCGCTGGATCGTAACCAACCCACACGGGTTTATAGCCGAACGGCCGCAACGCGAACGGCTTGAAATCCTCGTGCCACTCATCCCACGAGTCGATCATGCAACGTTGAAGATCGGCGAGCGGAAAGATCGACGCCGTATCGTCGACGAACTGGCACATCAAGAGATTCGCGTAATCCTGCGCGCTGTATTCGAGGCGGAGCTCGTCGATATCGAACAAGTCGCACCCGCCGGCGAGCGCATCCTCGACCGTCACAATCTGGCGCCATTGCCGATCCTCGCAAAGCCGGCCGCCGGCGAGCGTCTTATGCGTTACGTCTAGGTGAAGGTGATCGACTTTCGCACGGCCGCGATTGAAGTGATCGCCATTCCAAAAGGTGTACGCCGGATGGCTGATGCTCGAAGGCGTTGAGAAATACGTCTTTCGCCAACGCTTGTGCATCGCCATGCCCGAGGCGACCTTGTTCAATTCCGTAAAACCGCCAGTCCAAAAATACTCGTCGAAATAAAAGTTACCGTGATAGCTCTGTGCCGTGCGTGCGTTCGTGCCGAGGAAATAGAGAATCGCGCCATTCGGCAAGATGATCGGCTCGCCGGTTAGCTCAACGTCGGCGGCCTCGCGTGCGAACTGGCAAATGTACTGCCTGAAAACGTGCGCCTGGGCCTTGCTCGCCGACAAGAAAATTTGATTTCGGCCCGTGCCGATCGCATCGTCTAGGGCCTCGCGTGCGAAATACCAAGTCGCGCCGATCTGGCGGCTCTTGAGAATGTTGCGCGTGCGCTGGTGAGCCTGCCGAAACCATACCTTTTGATAGTCGAAAAGCGAATCGAGAAACGCCTCGCGAATCCGCTCGGCCTGTTCCTCGCTGAACGCGTTACGCGCGGGTTTCTCTTTGCGCGGCGCCGTGTTGCGTGCCTCGATGTTCGGGTTTAAGTCGCTCTCTTTCCCTGTCTCCCCGTATTTGCGCACCCGCGCCAGGCGTTCGACCTGGCGCCCGAGCAAGTCGATTTCTTTGAAGTCGCGGCCGTCTTTATCGCCCTTGGCAATAAGCACCGCCAGGCGCGTTTCGAGCGACGACTCGATGCGCTCGATCGGCTCGGCCTCGGCCCACTTGTCGCGCTGTTTCCATGCCTCAACGGTCGGCCGCTTTTCGCCTAAGTGCCTGGCGATAGACGAGACGCGCCAACCCTGCCAGTAAAGCGCGCGCGCAATACGGCGTGGATCGAGATTGTTATCGAGGGCGGGGGCAATGTCGGCGGTTTCTAGCATGGCCTCAAGTTTCCCGCGCCGCGCGCGCGCAAGCACGCTTAACACCTTGTATCCAAAGCGAAAACAATCGCCGCGCGTTGAGTCATTGCGCTATCGAACGCAAGATATCAACTCACGTTGAACCCATACCGAACCCCCCGGAACCCTGTTGGAGAACTAACGATGCAAAAACGCAAGTTGTCGCTTATGTCGTTCGCCGTTGCGGCGATCGCGTTCGCTTTCACGATGGACGCACACGCGGCGACGCTCGCCGTGAGCACGGTTCTCAATCATGCCGACGCGCTGCCTTTCCTGTTGCACGATCAACTCGGCGTGCAATCCGTCGCCGCAAGCCTGGGCGCAATGGCGATCGGCTCGACCGCGAGCGCTGCGACCAGTGCGACGCAGCTCGCGAAGTCGAAAATGTTTCGCATCGCGGTCGAAGGTGCGACGACGGACGGCCGCACGATCGAACGCGCATGGCTCGAACAAATCGCGGCGAACTACTCGGCCACGAAATATGGCGCCCGCGTGAATCTCGAACACTATCGCGGCATCGTGCCCGATGGCCCGTTCAAGGCATACGGCGACGTGCTCGCGGTCGAAGTGCGCGAACTCGACGGCGAATTCGCCGGCAAGCTCGGCCTCTATGCGCAAATCCAACCGACCGCCGACCTCATTGCACTGACGAAGGCGAGCCAGAAGATTTACACGTCGTGCGAAATCGATACGTCGTTCGCCGACTCGAAACAAGCCTATCTGATCGGCCTGGCCGTGACCGATAGCCCCGCGAGCCTCGGAACGGAAATCCTTTCTTTCGCAGCTCAAAACCCGGCCGCGCATCCCTACGCAGCTCGCAAGCAAAACCCGGCGAACCTGTTCACCGTCGCCGAAGAAACCGCGATCGAATTCGAAGCCGAGGCGGAAACGCCGACGCTGCCGGCGCTGTTCGCCCGCGTTAAGGAAGTGCTCGGCCTGGCGAAGAAGAAGGGCGCGGCCGACGACTCGCGTTTCGCTGACGTAGCGCAAGCGGTCGAAGAACTCGCCACGCACGGCGCCGAGCAATCGCAAGCCCTGGCCGCGAGCGAGATTCGCGTCGCCGAGCTGGCCGCCCAGCTCGACGAGCTGGTGAAGGCACGCGAAGCCGATCGCCAAGCATTCGACGAGCTGCACACGCAGCTCTCGACCACGAGCACCGGCACCACGCGCCCCGCGTCGACCGGCGCCGGCGCAACCGTCGCGACCGACTGCTAACCCGCCCCCCTAGGCACTCACTCGACCTTTATCGGAGCACACGCAACATGCAAAACAAAACCCGCGAGCTGTTTAACGCCTATCTGGCGGCAATCGCGAAGCTCAACGCGATCGCCGACGCGTCGAAGAAATTCGCCGTGTCGCCGTCGACTCAACAAACCCTGGAAGCGCGTTTGCAGGAATCGAGCGCCTTTCTCGCATCGATCAACGTCGCGCCCGTGACCGAGCAAATGGGCGAAAAGCTCGGCCTCGGCATTGGCGGCCCGATCGCCGGCACGACCGACACGAAGGTAAAGGACCGCGAGACGATCGACCCTACCGACGTGGATGCAAACGGGTATTTCTGTTTTCAGACGAATTTCGATTCGCATATCCCGTTCGCAAAGCTCGACATGTGGGCGAAGTTTCCGAACTTTCAAACCCTCATTCGCGATCTGATCCTCACGCGTCAAGCGCTCGATCGCATCATGATCGGTTTCAACGGCGCGTCGCGCGCGGCCTCGTCCGACCGTGCGGCAAATCCGATGCTGCAAGACGTCAACAAGGGCTGGTTGCAGCACTACCGCGAGCAAGCCCCGCAACGCGTGATGGATCACGGCGCCGTCGCCGGAAAGATCACGATCGGCGCGGCCGGCGATTACAAGAATCTCGATGCGCTGGTGTATGACGCGAAAACGTCGCTGATCGACCCGTGGCACCGTCAAGACACGCAGCTCGTCGCGATCCTCGGCGACGCGCTGATGAAAGACAAGTATTTCCCGATCATCAACCAGGACAACAAGCCGACCGAGCAAATTGCGGCCGACCTGGTGGTTTCGCAAAAGCGCGTCGGCGGCCTGCCGGCTGTCACGGTTCCTTACTTCCCGGCCGATGGCGTTTTGATTACGCGCCTCGATAACCTGTCGCTGTACTACCAGGAAGGCGCACGCCGTCGCTCGATCGTCGAAAACGCAAAGCGCGATCGCATCGAAAATTACGAGTCGTCTAACGACGCGTATGTCGTCGAAGATTTCGGCGCCGGCTGTTTCGTCGAAAACATCGAACTGGCGGAGTAACCGAGCATGAAAAGCCCCGCCCAACGTCATTACGAACGCGTATCGGCCGCGCGAGCTGCGGCCTCGGCTGCGCCTGGCGAATCCCTCGCCGGCGCCAACGCTTACGAGCTGATGCTCGTGAAGTTGTCAACCGATCGTCGACGCCTCAAATCTATCGCCTCGATTCAAGCAAAAATCCAGGTGAAGCGCGACGAACTGTTACCCGAATACGTCGAATACGTATCGGGCGCGTTGAGCGGCGGGCGGGGCGCCCAGGATGATGTTTTAACGACCGTGATGATATGGCGCGTCGACGCTGGCGACTTTGCCGGCGCGCTCGAAATCGCCCGCTATGCGCTCGCGCACCGGATGACCTTGCCGGACCAATACGACCGGCCGCTCGCGACCGCGATCGCCGAGGAGTTTGCCGAGGCTGCACTCGCATCGTTCAAGAAAGGCGCGATGTTCATTCGCGTCGACGGCGCGCAGCTCGAAGAAATCGCGCAGCTCACCGCATCGGCCGATATGCACGACCAGGTGCGCGCGAAGTTGCACAAGGCCCTCGGCCTCACCGCCGAACGCGACGGCAACATGCCGGCCGCCCTCGAACACCTACGCCGTGCGCTCGAACTCGATGCGCGCGCCGGCGTAAAGCAAGACATTGCACGGCTTGAGAAAGCCGGCAATGCGACCGGCAAGTAAGCCGGCCGCACGTAAAGAGCCAACCCCGGCCGAGGCGGCGCCGGCTGACGATCGCAAAACCGGAAGGCAACGCGATCCGAAGCCGGCCCACCGCCTCCCTTTTTCCGAGCTGAGACAATGACGAGTTTTAACGCGATCGCATCGCCAACCATCACGCCCGAGCCGAACCCGCCGGCCGCCTCGCTGATCGTTGAAAACATCGCATGGTTTCCGGCTGTCGACCTGGCCGCAATGCGCGAAGCCGTGCGCCTCGATGGCACCGTGACACATGCACGGCTGCGCTCGGCCGTGATCGACGCAATCGACGAAGTAAATCGCGAGCTGGCGAGCTGGCGCGCAACGCACCAGGCCGCCGGCGTCGCATCGCTCGCCGAGCTGCCGGCCGACTCGATCGGCGGCGAAAGCGTGCAGCTCGCGCGCTATCGCCGCGCCGTCTATTTCCTGGCGCGCGCCGACCTTACCGAGAAATACCGCGATTTCGATAGCACCAAATCGGGCGCGAACGACGCCGACGAGCGCGAGACAACGATCGACGCCGATCGCCGCAACGCTCGGCACGCGATGAACGATATGCGCGGCCTCGCGCGCACAACGATAGAGCTGATCTGATGCGCGTATTCGCACGCCAGGGCGACACCGTAGACGCCCTCTGTTATCGGCACCTCGGCCGCACGCAAGGCGTTGTCGAAGCGACGTTAGAAGCAAACGCCGGCCTCGCCGACCTCGGCCCCGTATTGCCGCTCGGCTATGCGGTCGACCTGCCCGACCCGCCGAACGATCAATCGATCGTCAAGCTCGTCAACCTTTTCGACTAACCAGGAGCGCCACACATGGCCGAACCAAGTAGCACCGCGCTCGCCGCTGTATCGGCCGGCGTCGGCTTTGCAAGCCTGTTTCCAGGCATCGACGGTAATGCGCTGATCGGCGCCTTTACCGGCGCGGCGCTCGTCGTCGTCACGTCGAAAGACCTGTCGCTCGGCAAGCGTTTCGCGTACCTCGTGATTTCGCTGATCGCCGGCTATCTCGCCGCGCCCGACGTTGTGAGCCATACGCCAATCACGAGCACCGGCGTCGCCGCGTTTTTCGCCGCTGCCCTGGCGATAACCGTAACGCTGCAACTGATCGAACGCGTGAAGTCGTTCGACCTGTTGGCGCTCTTTAAGAAGGGCTGATGCCATGCACAACCCCCTCGCATTGATTGCGCTGATCGCGTACAGCGTCGCCGCTCTGCGCATCCTCGCTTATCGCCGCGACGGCGCGCGGCACCGGCACCATGTTTCATGGTTCGCCTGGTTGCTGCTCGTCGCGCTCGGCGGCTCGGCGATCGAGCTGGTGATTAACGCGAAAACGGTCGGCTTGTTCGAGGCTGCACGAGCTGCCCTTTTCGCGGTCCTGGTGTTCGGCTCGCGCGGCAACGTCGCGCGGCTGCTGCGCCCTTTGCGGAGTGAATGAAAAATGATCCTGAGATATGGCGACACCGGCGACGACGTTTTGTTGCTGCAAAAGCGCCTCACGCGCGCCGGCTTTCCTGTTCCGTTGACGCACGTTTTCGACCATGAAACGGAATCCGCGGTTATGACGCTGCAACGCGATCGCGGCCTCGTGATCGACGGCATCGCCGGCCCTAAAACGATGATCGCGCTACCTGGCGCCGCGCTCGCGGCTCACCTGTCCGATCGCGACCTCGTGCAAGCGGCCGACTTGCTCGGCGTGCCTGTCGCCGCGATTCGCGCCGTCAACGAAGTCGAATCACGCGGACAAGGTTTCTTGCCTGGTGATGGACGGCCCGTGATCCTGTTCGAGCGGCATGTGTTTTACAAGGAACTCAAGTCGCGCAAGATCGACGCCGACGCGCTCGCCGCGAAATACCCGAACCTCGTATCGAGCACGCGCGGCGGATACATGGGCGGCGCCTCGGAATACTCGCGCCTCACCGAAGCCGTGCGCCTGAATTCCGACGCGGCGAACGAGTCGGCGAGCTGGGGCGCGTTTCAAATCATGGGCTATCACTGGAAGGCCCTGGACTATTCGAGCATTGACGATTTCGTTTCGCGCATGCACCGATCCGAAGCCGATCATCTCGACGCGTTCGTGCGGTTTATCGCGGCCGACACGGCTTTGCTTTCCGCGCTCAAGGGTAAGAAGTGGGCGGCATTCGCGAAGGGCTACAACGGCCCGGATTACGCGCGCAATCTGTACGACGCGAAGCTCGCCCAGGCATACGCGAAGTATGCCGAGCGCGAAAAGGCGGCCGCGTGAATGCGATCGCCGCGCGCCTCATTGCGATCGCGCTCGCGGCGCTCGCCGCGTTCGGCGCCTGGCAATACGTGAAGGCGTTGCGCGCCGAGCTGGCGACCGCCCAGGAAACCGCACGCACCGCGCAAGAGACGGTCGGCCGGCGCGACGCGGCGATCGTCGATCTACAGAAGAAACAACGCGACAACGCTCTCGCGCTCGCGCAGCTCGAACGCACGCGCCAGGGCATCGCGGCCGACCTCGCGGCCCGTAAATCGGAACTGGAGACTTTGAAACGTGAAAGCGAAACCGTGCGCGCCTGGGCTGATGGCGCTTTGCCTGACGATGTTGTGCGGCTGTATGCAAGCCCCGCCCTCACCGGAGCCGACGACGCAGCAATGCGCCCCGGTAACGGCTTGCACGCTGCCGGCGATGGCGCCGCGCAGTAATGGCGAGCTGGGCGACGCGCTCGACGTGGCGCGCGCGGCCTGGCGCGACTGCGCGGCCCGCGTCGATATGATTCTCGTATGCCAGGCGAAAGGCGTGCCCGTTCCGACGAAGGCCGACCATGAATAAGGCCGCGACCTTTCGCCAGGCGATCACGGCGGCCGTGCCCTCGCTCAACGATGACCCCGACAAGCTGCTCGTGTTCGTCGACAACGGCCGCATCAATGCGACGAACGCCGATTCGCTGTCGTTTGAATATCGGTTCGTGCTTAACGCGATCCTGCTCGATTTCGCCGGCGACGCCGACACGGTTTTCGTCGCGCTGCTCGCCTGGGTGAAGCTCAACCAATCCGACCTACTCGCGAACGACACCGAGCGTAAAGACGGCATCACGTTCGAAGTTGAACACCTGACGAACTCGACGTGCGACTTGTCGATCAAGCTCGCGCTCACCGAAAGCGTTGTCGTCGGCGTCGACGGCGAAGGCGCGCAGCGAATCACGCACGTCGACGAGCCTGTGCCCGAGTGGAACCTCGATAGTTTCATCGGCTCGTGATGGACGATCTAACCGCGCTCGAATCCTGGGCGGGCGGCCTGCTTTCGCAGCTCGAAGCCCCCGCCAGGCGCGCAGCTCTGCGCGATATCGCCCGCGAGCTGCGGCGAAGCCAGCAAACGCGCATCGCGCAGCAAAAGAACGCCGACGGCTCGGCCTATGCTGCGCGCAAGCCACGGCATGTGAAGAAACTGCGCGGCAAGCAAGGCAAGATCAAACGCGCGGCGATGTTCGCGAAGCTGCGCCAGGCCCGCTATCTGCGCGCCGAGTCGGATTCGAAGGGCATCGCGATCGGATTCGCCGGCCGTATCGCACGTATCGCACGCGTTCACCAATTCGGCGAAACCGATCGCGTCGCACCGCGCGGCCCCGAGTACAAATACGACGCTCGCGAACTGCTCGGCTTTAGCCCCGACGACCTCAAAATGATCCGCGATATGTTGCTCAAACACATCGTTAAATAAGCGTTCGGTTTGCTAACTATGTGCCCGAAGCACATACAAAGCCCCTAGCGTGACTCGCGCGTGCGTGCTCGGCAACATGAGGGCATGAACTCAAACGAATCCACACGCCAATTTCTCAACGTCGCACGCAAAGGCACCGTGATAGGGCTGGCCGGCGCGTTGTGCCGTGTCGAAAGCGGCGATTTACAGACCGACTGGATTCAATGGTTCGTGCCTTATGCCGGAGAAACGATCGACTGGCTCGCGCCGTCGATCGGCGAAGGCGTGATGCTGTTGTGCCCTAGCGGCGATCCGGCGCAAGCCGTCGCGCTGCGCGGTTTTTATTCCGAAGATTTCCCCGCACCGAGCACCGACCCGAACAAGCACCTGCGCGTTTATCGCGATGGCGCGATCGTCGAATACGACTTTTCCGCCCACTCTCTCAAAGCCGTTTTGCCCGAGGGCGCGACGGTCTTAATCGATGCACCTGGCGCCGTCAACGTAATCACGAAAGACGCGACGATCAAGGCCGACACGATGACCATTGACGCGACCGAAACGACCGTTACCGGCTCGATGCTGGTTAAAGGCGCGTTCGAGTTTCAATCGGGAATGACCGGCAAGGGCGGCACCGCCGGCGCAACGATGAAGATCGACGGCGCGGCCGATTTCACGGGCGAAGTGAAGTCACAAAACATTAGCTTGCCGAATCACACGCACAAGGAACAAGGCGACGGCAACGACGTGAGCAAGCCCAAATGATCGGAATGAACGCCACGACCGGCCGCTCGACAAGCGGCCTCGATCACCTCACCCAATCGATCGAAAAAATTCTTACGACGCCGATCGGCACGCGCATAGCTCGCCGCGACTTTGGTTCCGAGCTGCCCGACCTGATCGACGCCCCTAACAACGGCGCGACCCGCGTGCGCCTGTATGCGGCCGTCGCGACG